CCGCGGATACGGCGCTGTAAACGCCGAGGCCCTGCCTTAGCAGGCTGCCCACGCTCCCCAACGATGCGTTGGACTTATCCGCGGCGGCGCGCACATCGCCGAGGTGCTTTTGGACGGCGTTGAATACACTGCCGGTTTGATCCTCGCCCGCAACAACGATTACAACGCCGCCGTTATTCGCCATTCGTCTCCCTCTGCTTCGCTGCGAGCCATGCCCTTGCGGCCTCTTCGCCGGTCATCACTTTGGGCCGCCGCTTTCGCTCTTTACGTCCAAGCAACTTGGCCGGCGTAATAGGATCGCCATCTTTCTTAGTGTGCGGCAAAAGGAAGATATGGGCGAGCCAGGCGCTCTCTTCGCGCTGCAGGCGCCACTCGCTCTTGAGGCGCTTTTGGTATCCCTCAAGGATGAGTGTTAGTTCGCAGTATTTGAGCTTGTAAAACTCAGTGATGGGCCGGCCCATCTCGCCGCAAAAGATGCGAAAGGCATCCTCCCACGTCCAGGGCTTTCGCTTTGCCCTTGTAGCGCCCCACCCTGCGCGCCGCTGGCGCCGAGTAGGGCTTACGCTTCCCCCGGCGCGCCATCCCCGTAATACTGGCCTAGCGCCTCGGCAACGGCCAACACTGCGGCGGTTACCTGGCTGCGATGCCGAATCAGGCCGCCCACATCTTCGATTGAGAGCAACTCGCCGTTTTGAGCCGAGTCAACCGCAAGCGCGGCCCACAAGTACACGCGCAGGTTTTCCAGATTCACATCTAGCTTTCGCTTGATCTCGCCGCTCTTCTCATCTGTAAACTCGCCAATGGTATCCCAAAGGCTGCTCTCGCCCTTGCCGGCGCCGCGGATGAGGATCTCAGTATTGAGATCGAAAACGATCTGACGCCGGCGCCCAAGCTCTACATAGATTGGCTTTGTCTGCAGTTGCATTGCACTCTCCTGAAAGTTGGAACCTGTATTCAAACAAAAAAATAGGGTGACCAGATCAACCGGCCACCCTTCCCTGAATGCGCCTTGCTACTTGCCCGGTGGCAAGAACCCTTGATCTTTACCAAACTGATACCAATCCGAGGCGATGAGCGCTTGCGCCTTGACTAGCGACAAGCGCCCTCTACACACGGCGGCGTGGGCTCGATTCTCTACCACGTCTTTCGTGTGGAATCCGACCACGCCGGGCGCGTCTATCGGCTGAGGCCATAGATTGCCAATGTCATTCGAGCCGCCAAGCTCAATCGAAACGAGGTGATCGATCTCATAGCCGGCGCCAGGGCATCCCTCGGTGATTCCATAGGCCCGGCATACTTTCACCTTGAGGCTTTGCGTAACGTGGCGATCTTCGGCGGTATGATGCGCGGGATCACAGAGAACGGCCTCGGTCAACGTCCGATCCACTGCGCCAGGCGTAATCGCCCAATCTTGAATCACGGCGGCGCCGCTCTTGTGATATTGAGCCGCGGGCGCTTGCGGGAAGGCCAGGCGAGTGCCCACGCATCCCGAGAGCATCACCGCAAAGCCAATAAGCCAAAGCCCGATCCGTTTTCGCATTGCCTCTCTCCGATTGATTGGTTGAGTGTTTGGGGCGGCCCGCCGAATCCATACAGCGAGGCCGCCCCCAACGTCGATTACTGCGTAACGATAGTAAAGGGCCCTGCGCCCTTGAGTGCGATATCCACGCTCTGCAGATCCGCCATCTTTCCCGACCACTTGAAACTGGAGATCAGGACAGATCCAGAATAGGAATCCTCGCCCGAGCCGGTCGCAACTTCGGGAAGCAAAACGATTGAAACCGCCGTGCGGCCAATCAATGACTGCAAGAGAAACTCCTGCGTGGGATCGACGGCGATGTAATCGAGCTTTGCCGTGCCCTCGAAATCGAGCAGGCCGTACATTCTCGATTTCCATCCTGCCGTGCCGTGATCGGTTGAATCCAGCTCATCGGCCTTGAATTCCCCGTCAACATCTTTGAGGCCGGCAATCGTCACCGCCGTCCCACCTGCAGTTGGCGTGTACGTCAACTGCGCCTTGTACCCTTGAATTTTGTGAGGCGTTGCGGTTCCCGACATTTGCGTTACCCTCCAATGTAAGTCTTGTTAACCGAAGGATCATTCCTTCCCACTTCCATCTCAACGCGGAACGTGATATCCGCGCAAACTTGATCCGTTGCCGACTTATCGACATAGCCAAGCTCGATATCCTCGACGTAGCAATCCGAGACAACCTGGCCGAGCGTGGGATCGAGCCGGGCTTGTTTCCATGCCCACAACACGAGCGCATCGGCGGCGAGATCCACCTCATTTGTGGCGGCAATGTAACCACGTACCACGATGGCCGCGGATATGCCGGCGCTATCGTTGGCATGATCCTGCCTTACGCTGATCTTTGTTGGGAAGACGTTGAACGCAGTTTCATCGGCGCTCACATCCTCAAACCTGGCCCGCCACACTGTAGCCGGCGAGCCCGCGGCGTTGAGTGCGGCGATCAGGTTGGTGGTTGCTATCGTCCATTGGGTTTGGCCGGCCATCAGAAGCGATCTCCGCACGAATCAGCCGGCGGTTGCGGTGGCCGGTTGCCGTCGCCTTGCGGGCCGTCCAGCAAGATCAGCTCATCGGCCACAATGTTTGTGCTGTGGCGTTTAACTTGGTGGTCATCTGCCCACGAGGTTGTGCGCAGGCGGCCCGTTACATACAGCTTTGAGCCTTTCTTGAGGTAATCGCGGGCGATCTCGGCGAGCTTGCCGAATACAACAACACGATGCCACTCGGTATGATCTTCCCAATTGTCGCGAACTTTCTTTCGCTCATTGGTGGCCAGGCTGATATTGGCAACGATGCCGGTTTGCGTCGATCTCACCTCAACGGGCTGGCCGAGGTTACCGAGCAGGGTTACAGAATTAACGCTCTTGCTCATAGTGCTCCTGGCTTCAATAGAAGCTCTAAAACGGATGAATCAAGTTGAGGTGGCAAGCTCTTCACCGTGTACGAAACGCCGTCCACTGCAATCGCGGCCAGCTCTGCCGGCGTCGTGGTGAAAGCATTGGCGGGAATGCGTAACAGGTATTTCTTGGTTCCGAGGCCGCCTGGCCCGTTGCCGTGTTGAATAGGATTCGAGTCAGTATCGAGAGTGCCTTTTGCCGTTTGGCCGTTAAAGGAAACGGCCACGGCAAAATCGCTAAAGAAAATGGGCAGATCGCTATCGCCGAAGGCCATTATTTGCCCGCGGCTTTCAGGTCTTGAGCGAGCTTTTCCTGCGCAGCCTTGAGACCGTCCAGATCGGCATCGAGAGCGGCCTTGGTGACAACGGGCGGCGCCGAGGCGGCGCCCTCAAGCTCGCCGCGCTGGCTTCCGATGAGGATATCCGCATCCTCTTGCGAGGCGTCGATAATCGATCCGGCGGCGGTATGCTTGCCGGCCACTTTACAATCGCTGAGGATGCGGATCGTTGGCATCAGTTGCCCCCTACCCTCACCGCTTTGTGAGCAATGATCAGATTGTGCCCGTGCTCTTCTGCCAGCTCAACCACCTTACCCTCGGGCAAGTGTTGGCCGAGCACGCGAGTATCGGCTGTGATCCTCACGCGCATCGTTTTACCGGGTGTTACCTTGATGAAATCAACGCCGGCCATTGAATGCTCTCCTATGCTTAACCGCGCCGCCGTCAGATTCGGCGGCGGCGCGGCTTGTGTTGTGCTGCGGTCAGTGTTGCGGTTGGATACTAGGCCAGCGGATTCATGTCCGTGCTGGCCGCGAAGCTCTGCGGATGCCGCACGTTCACATCGCAGGTATCGAAGGTGGTCACCTCAACCATGCCCTGCTTTTTGAGGCGGTACGGGTCCACGATCACCTCAAGCGCGCCCCACTCACCGATCAAGAGCTGATCCCAGATTCCGTAAATCGTGGCGTGTGCGGTGTACGGCGAGCCGCCGGTGATCGCAAACGTGGGCATCTGGTTTGTGACTTCCGCGCGGGTATCGTTGATCTCGCCCTTGTACCAGATCGGGAGAGCAATGGTGTTGTTGAGTTCCGGCGTCTTTTTGAGCTTGCCGCGGATCGCCGGATCGGTGAGATAAGCCGCGGCGCCGATATCTGCGTTGGCCGTTGCCACTGCGGTTTCAAGATCCACAAACGGGCTCTTGGTAAGCGTGGCGCCGGCGGTGACCACCGAGCCGATGCCAGTCTGATTGAGGATGCCGAGCGGCTGGTTATTGGAGCCCGAACCATTGATGCCGGCCAGGTCAATCGCCAGGGCGGTTATGGCCATCAGATCGTTACGCACGAGCGCCTCAACGTCAACCGAAGACTGCAAGAGCAGTTTGCGGCTGTATGAGGTGCTGCTCTGCAGCAGCTTGGGGCTCATGGTGATCTGCGCCAGGGTTAGATTGGAATCGGCAACATCCGCGCCCGGATTGTCTGCCACCCAATATGCCGTACCTGCGCTCGCCTGCTTTGGAAACGCAATCGTATCCTGCAGGCCACTCAAGACGGTAGCGCCGAGCTTGCGCAACATCATCTTGTTTCGGAGCAGCTCGATCAGCGATACATACTCGGTGAAAATGACGTTTGCGCCCGTTGAGCCCGAGGACGAATCGAGGCCGGTACGCTGGCTCATGCCGTACATGCTGGCACGCCCGAGGCCGCGCTCATTGTCAGAGATCCGCATCTTGACATCCATCGGGACAAAGAAACCCTTTTCGGATGTGCGGCCTAACTTGCGCCCGATCTCTTCGCTCACTTCCAGCTCAAAGCAATTTTCGCCCTTGGCTGCAGTGTTGAATGCGCGCAAAAGAGAGTAATTCTCTTTCTGATTCTCAGAGAGGCCGGCAATGTTGAGGTTGCGTACTTCGTTTGTCTTGGCGTCTTCAATCTGCGCGTCAAGGATGAACTTGCGCACGGCATCCGCACTCGTGCCAGAGCCGATAAACTCCTGCGCCTTTTCGCGGGTGACTTGGTTGGAATACTTGCTCGCCAGGGCGTTGATCTCATTGACGCGCGAGCGCTCGGCGAGAATCGAATCCTGACCAACACTCACCGCCGGCGTTGCGGCGGAGGTGGGCACGGCGGTTGAGGCCATGTTTCTTTCTCCTTGTTCGGCAATAGCCGGGTTGGTGGTCCCGAGCGAGCGCTCTTGATCGCAATCGCAACCTGCGCACTCGCATCCCGCGCAACTGCAGTTATCGCAGTCGCCATCTTTGCACTCCGCACAATCACAGGTGCAATCGCTTTCGGCGCGCACAACCTGCGATCCATCCGCATTGAAAATGCGAACGGCAAACTTCTGTTGACCTCGCTTTACGCCCGAGGAGTTATCGGCGGGGACGGTGCAGAGTGAGCCCTCTACCGGCATCCACTTGGTAATGCGGTAGGTTGGCCCCGTCTCATCCTCGGAATCGAGAACCATTTCCCGCACGATGTAACCAACGCTTGATTTCTTGAGGATGTTGGATTTAACATCGCCCTCTTTTTCGAGAGCGGTTGGGTTGTCACCAAAGCGGCCCGTAACCTCAAGCTGGCGATTCTTGATCTGGTAAGAATCGAACGTGCCGAGGTGCCGATTTGTGTCATGGTTGAAAAGCATCGGCATCGAATCATCCAAGCGCTCGGTGTCGATAGAGCTTGGCGAGTGATCGAGGATCTCTTTGCCGTACCATCGGGAAACTGGATTCTCGGTGGATAGCACAAAGGTGAGCGTACGAGCATCGGGATCGTAGCCCTTGGGATCAACCGTTACCGCGCGATATTGAACGGGAAGCGCGCGCAACTGCTTTTGTTTGGTGCTCATGGTTTGACCATGCACGCAAAATGAAAAGCCCCGCAAATTTGCGAGGCTTTTCAAGTGAAGCGAGTTACGCGCTAGTTGTTTGACTTGGCGTTTTTGCTGGCCGCCTTTCCGCCGGCATCGCCCGCCGGCTCGGTTCCCTCTTCCGCATCCTCGGGCGCGTCGGCAATTCCCTTGGCGTCGGTTCCGAGCTTGAGGCCGTATTTCTCGATGAGCTTTTCCTCTTCGGCCAGCTCTTTGAGTGCTTCTTCAAGATCGTAACCCTGCTCGCCGAGAATGCGGCTGCGCGTGGTGAATCCGTTGGATACGCCGGTAATGTTGGCCTGCATATCCTTTTGCGGATCGACCCACGGCCAGCCGCGCGAGTGCCACTTGCATTGCTCAACCACTTGCTCTTCATCCCGTACACTGAGAGAGATACGGCCACTGAGAACCGCGGCGGAAAGCCAGGATCGAAAGACGCGCTTGTGAAACGATTCGATCATCCACTTTTGCCGCACGCGCCACATATCACGCTCATTGAGCAGGCCGGCGCGGATACTGGAGAAATTCACGCCCTCAAGATCCTCGGCGAGTGAGTTGTAGGAAACGCCGAGGCAAGCGGCGATCCCGCGCTTAACCTCTTTTACAAACTGGCCAAAGGCCGTACTCGGGTGCTCGGGCTTGAATGATTCAAAGGTGGCGCCGTTGAGCTGCAGAAAGCCGCCTGGCTGCGCGTCCATCGTCACCGTCTCATCGGCGTTACGGCCCTCGCCCTCAAACTCATCGGTGCCTTTGTCGTTCATGATAACGCCCATTTGGCAGGCGCCCACGCGCGCCGCGGTAACCTCGGCCTCAAGGTATCCGCGCAGCATATTCATCAGGTACATGGCCGGCGCCATCCAGGGCACGCCGCGGGTTTGGTTTGCGGAATCGGGCAAGTAAGCATGGATCACCGATTCAGCCGGTACGCGCTTGCGGGCGATTGAGGCGCTACTCCACTCGTTAGGATGGCGATTCCAAAGCCAATAGGCAACGGGCTTGCGGTACTTATCCACCTCAACGCCCATGCGGATCTCGGTGCCTTGCGCGGTTTGCTCTAAGAAAAACGTGTGATCGAGCTGATCCATATCAACCATCTGCAACGCAAAGCCCCACGGGTTATCGGTGGCGCGCTCAATCAATAGAAACTCGCCATCCATCGCCCCGGTGCGGACCATGAGCCGCTCAAGCTCATCGAAAGAGAGCTGGCCGTCTAGCGTGCAGTTGCCGCGCTTGCACCACTCTTGCCACTCGCTGAGGATCTGATCATTGAGATCCGCGGCCAGCTTATCGCCGCGCAGATTCTTAACCTTGGGCTGCAGCTTAATGCCGTGCTTGCCGATGATATTGACCACGCAAAGGCTGAGGAATTTTGCCGCGGTTGGATCGTTATCGGCCAGCTCGCGCGAGCGAGATCTTAACTTGCGGAGATCTGTCCACAACTTTTGATCTCGGCTGAGAATCGAGGTTGCCCAATCGAAGGTAGTACGGCCAACCTGCGCCGCGGAAAAGTTGCGCTTGCTCGGGCCGGCCAGGGCCGTTGTCTGCACGCTGAGGCCATGCCTGGCCTCACGTAAATCAAGGGCCTCAATAGCCATCTTGGAACCTCACGCCGATGGTACGGCTTCGTGGAATTTCGCCTCGGTCAATGCGTAGCTTGCGCACGCGCTGGTAATAGACGGATCGAACCTCAAGCAACTCTTTCCATGTGTAGCGGCGCAGCTCGCGCTCGAAAACCTTGTACTCCTGCACATCCGCGGTGGCCTTGCCGGCCAGCATGAGATCGATATTTGCGAGCGTGATCTCATCGGGCGCGCGGTCATCGAGGCCGGCGGTGGTCACTTGCAGATTTGGCAGGATCTCAACCACGCCCTCGGCCACCGTCCAGCGGTTGGCTTGGTTGTCCATGATGTAGGCTTGCCAACGGTAATGGCCGGCGGCCCACAAGGCCGTAACACTGGCGGGTACGGTGACGTTGAAATTTTCGGAGTTGTTGGCCGCTACCATCGCGCCGTTGATCTGGATCGTGGCGGTTTGGCTTACAAAGGTATACGTGAGGGTATAGCCGGCCTCGGTGCCAGGCGGGTACTCATCATAGGCGCGAGCCCATTGGATGGTATCGCCGGCTCGGATCTCGCGCGGCTCAAGTTGCGGTGACTCAGGAACCGCGAACGGATCAAGATCAAGTGGGAACGTGCTCACAAGCTGATCGTGCAGCGGATCGGCGAATGCGCGCAATAAAAGGCTAAAAGCAACATAGGAGAAGACACATTTGATCAGCGACGCACAACGCGGCGGTCCCGCGAAATCTTTGCTTCTACCTTTATCGATACAGAATCTTTTCTAACCGAACTTTACTTTGGAATCCTCCGGTACCGATATTATTTGCGCGCAAGCTTTCTCCAAAGACTCTGAGGTGACATTGGCCGCAAAGAGTCTCGTTAGGAGAAAGCCGATGTACATCGTATTCTTCTGTAAATCGCCTGCACAGCCTGCATCGTACCGAGCACCTTCTTCAATGGCCTTGAATTGCGCCTCACCTTGTGCTCCCAAAGCAACTATAAATTCGCGTTTTGCTGTGTCACCTAAATCCGAAGGCCAGACGATAAGTCTCTCACTCCAAATTGTTCCGGTGGGAAAAACGTTGGTCTCGTCTCCGCCAAGCAAGCGAAGGATCGCCCTGTTGTCATGCTCATGCAGCAATCTTGCTTCCTTATTGTCTTCTTTCGCCCCTGTCACTTTATTGGTCTTGGTGAGCTTGTCTCCGTCAGCATCTATGATCACCATCACTGGAATCTGGAGACCGAGTGCGATAATCGCGGGACGTATCAGCTCGCTTTTGCCGTTCGCAGGAACGATGAGTGCACCGGAGCTTCGGAAGGCGTCCCAACGCCCACTAAGTACCATCCAGCTCTGTAAATACGCCACATCTTCGAGGCCTTCGACCAGAACGAGGCGTTGCGTGAAAAACATTTCGCTAAGAGCCGGTTGAAGCGCTTGGTGAAGTTTTGTCAATGTTGCGGTCTCGCTTTTTATGGTTTTGCCGGTCACCTCGCCAAATCTCTTGGCAAGAGAGGCGAAGCTAAATTGCCGGATGGAAGCATAGTTGTTGGCGAATGTTCTACGCACCATCCTCACACTCTCGAAGTGTTCGCCAGAAACAAAATATGGACTATGTGTTGTGATGATAATCTGAGCGCTATCTCCGGAAAGCTTCTCGAAGACTTGCGCTAAATGTCTTGCTTGCGGCGGATGTTGATAGAGTTCCGGTTCCTCACATCCCAGAATCAGTGTGGAAAACGTGGGATCATTGATGGCCGCAAGTTCTTGAAGAAGAGCAAGCAGAAAGCTCCTCTGAAAACCATGACCTAGACGCGCAATTTTGCCTTCAAAGCCGCTCTCTCCGGCCAATACGCCCGCGAAGGGGGCTTCTATTCGCACGGCCTTCGTTGAGTCATTCTCCCAAACAACGCGTAACGTTGCATTTGGGTGTGACCACTGGGTCAGCTTCTTTTGCAATGAATTTGATATGCCATCGAGTGCTTGCTGATTAGTTTCGAGTATCTCTTGATATTTGACTCGGGCTGTTTCAGCGATGCCCTCTAGGTCTTTTTGAAAATTCACTTGGGCGTTAACTGTACGGGCCAGAAGCTTTCCGAGCGCGCTGTTGCGCGTTCCGGTTTGTTCGTCACTGGCATCCTTCACCGCAGGAATATAGATCCACTGCACATATTTTGAGAGACGATCTTTACCGCCGCTTACCCCATAGAATTGATCAGGGCTAGGGATCAATACACATTGATCGGGGCGAGCTGCCTCGAATTCCTTTAGTCCTTCGTAAATTCCATCTCGAGTTTTCTTTATTTTAGCTTTTGCAAGTTCACCATCTGCTAGTTCCAATTCTTCAAAAATGGTCTTCAAATCTCCCGCTGACGCGCCGTCACCGTATTTTTCGAAGAATGGCTTGAATTTCTCCATCCCTAGTCGCTGTCCATATTGCTTCACTTCGGCTTTGCCCGTACTGCTATCGAATCTCGCTATAGCTGAAACAACAAGCTTCCCTTGACGAACGTAATCTCTCAGATCCGCAGCGGCCTCGGCAGAAAGATCAGTAAAAGTTACCGTGATTTCGAGTGGCTTTGAGGTGTCTTGTAAGTAGAAGTCCTCTGCGGAAAGCGCTGAGAGATCTGTAGGAGCACCATCGATATTGCGAAAAAAGATATTTAGCGCGCACAAGACTGTTGACTTTCCCGCGCCATTTGGGCCGACGAAGCAAGTATAGCTATCGAGATTAGCAACGCTCTCTTTGATGCAACGCAGGTTGCATATACGAACGGACTCAATTCTCATGGATACTCCGGGGTGACGCATAAGCATACGCTTTAGATTTACGGTAGGCAATAGTAAAGTTATGATCCGGTAATGTGAGCTATACGATTCAGAGTGCCAGCAGTGTTTGTCGAA